CAGAGTATTCCGTAAAAAAGAACAGATTGAAGAGATGTATGACGTTGCAGATAACAGCGTTACTGGCGACTTTGAAATGGGTTCAGCCGACAAAGACTACAAACAGGTAGAATCTGGTAGCTTTTCTCTGGGTGAAATACCTTTAGTAACAATTTATTCTGGTAAAACAGATAATTTAGTAAGCAAACCACCTCTACTAGACATTGCATATTTAAATCTTGCACACTTCCAAAGACAAGCTGACTTAATTCACAGTTTACACGTTGCTTCACAACCATTACTGGTTATGGAAGGTTATGACGATCAGACCAAAGACCTTGCTGTGTCTGTGAACTACGCAATGGCTACACAACCTGGCAATAAAATTTACTATGTAGAGCCAGCTTCCAGTGCTTTTGACGCTCAATCAGCAGAAATAAAAGAGCTTCAGATGCAGATGGCAACACTCGGAATCAGTACATTATCACAACAGAAATTTGTAGCTGAATCGGCAGATGCTCGCAGACTAGATCGTGTAGATACAAACTCCATGCTCGCAATGGTATCTATGGAACTAGAGCAAAAACTTCAAAAAGCCTTCAACCTCTCAGCCGAATACGTTGGAATCGAACCGCCAGAAGTAAAAATAAGCAGAGATTTTGATATTGAAAGATTAATTGGACAAGATATTACAGCTTTAACATCATTATTTGATCAACAAGTCATTGATAGAGAAGAATTTAGAGATATTTTAGTCCAAGGTGAAGTTTTACCAACAGCTAACGAAGCCAAACCCGAATAAGCTGCTACAATAGTAGATAAGTACATAAAATTTATGGCTGGATCAATAGAGCACGTTCTGCAACCTGACGGAACTTACAAATGGGAAGTAGTAGAACCCAAGAAGGAAGCCGATGAAGCTCCTGTCGTTTGTCCTGCTCCCGAACCAAAGGCAGTTAAGAAAAAACCTGCCAAAAAGAAAACTGACAGCCCTTTATCTGAATAATTAATGGAACCAGAAGAAAAAGTAATTCAGCCTGAGTCTGTGACCAACGCTGAACAGTCTGTGACTGACACTCCTTCACAACCACAAGCACCAAATCTTGACGCTATCAAACAGCAGTATGAAGCACAGGTAGCTGCTGCTAAAAAAGAAGCTGTTGAAGCCCAGGAAAAATTTAAAGGCATCAAGAGTAAACTAGACGAAGTTTACAAACAGAAAGAAGAAAAACGTACCAAGGATTTAGAGGAACAGGGTCAATGGAAAACTCTTTGGGAAGAAGCAAATAAAACTGCACAGGACAAAGATCAGCAGATAATAAGCCTTACACAACAGCTTGAAGAGATGAAAAATTCTCACGAAACAGCTTCTACAAGGACAACAGCACTTGCAGCTATTAGTAACCAAGGAGTTATAAATGCAGAGCAGATGCTATCTTTGTTACAAAGTAAGTTACAAAAGAACGCTGAAGGAAAAGTTGTTGTTCTTAACGGTGGTGTAGAACAGGATCTCAACTCGTATCTCACGAGTCTCAAAAACCCTGGTAGTGGCTATGAGCATCATTTTAAACCAAGTTCTGCTGCTGGAATGGGTGCAAAGCCAAGCCCCGTAGCAAATGCTGGTGGAGGACCTGTAAACCCTTGGAAAACGGGCAATCTCACACAACAAATGCTACTATTAGAACAAGATCCTCAAATGGCAGCAGTGCTGAAACAAGAGGCTCAAAAATAGTTAGTTTCTGTGAAACTAATCCCCTTGTCCGTGACTAGGGTATCGCAAAAGTAACAAGGAGATCTGAATGGCTGCTCCATTTCAGAACTATTCGGGCGGTGTCCTATTAGCGGACATCGTTAAGAGAAATAATCTCAGCACATACGTTTCCGAAGCAATTAAAGAACGTAGTGCATTTATCAAATCTGGTGCTGTTGTAAGAAACTCACTTCTTGACGCAACAGAAGGTGGAACAAGAATCCAAGTTCCAGAATTTAACCCAATCGCTCCAACTGAGGAAATCTTAGATGGTACAGCAACATGGGGTACAAGTAACGCTGGTTATTTGACACCACAGAAGATTGGTACAGGAACACAGATCGCAACTATCTGTCACAGAGGTTTTGCGTATGCTGTTGATGACGTAGCTGTATTGGCTGCTGGTGAAGATCCAATGGGTCACATCAGAAACCAAATTGCAGATGCTATCAACAAATTAAACTCAGCAAGATTATTCAGTCTGCTAAACGGACTATTTGCTGGTGGTTCTGGTGCTCTAGGTGCTAATCATCTTGACATCGCAAAAGCTGGTACTGGTGCTGACGCTGACAACTTCCTAACAGCAGCTACAGCAGCAAGAGCAAGATCACTTCTCGGAGAAAGAGGCGAAGAACTAGATACTCTAGTAATTCACCCATCTGTTGCTTACTACCTATATCAGGTTGGTATGTTGACATTCTCTAGTGATTCTCTAACTTCTGGCGGTGCTGTCCAATGGGGTGGCGGTGGTGTTGGTGTTACTGACAGATCAATCGGTCAGTTCGCTG